CGCGTTCGACCGGATTTCAAGAAACGGCGTCTGCATGGCGGTTATGACTATCCCTGCATTGATCTGAAATCATTGAGTAAGCGAGAGCTTGCCAGCGTTCTCATGGACGCCGAAGCAATGGGCCGCGCAAATTCAATCGTATCGAGCAACACGCAGGCGTTCGGTGATTTCGCTGCGGTGTATTTCATCGGGCTTCGCAATAGCCGGGTTACAAAGATTGGATTCAGCAACAACCCGGCATCGAGGATCAGGCAGTTGCAGACTGCTTTGTGGGATGACGTCGTTTGTCATGGACTAATCTGGGCACCGTTTAACGTGGCCCAAGGCGTGGAGACTAAGGCTTTACGCCTCGCCAAGCGGGAATCTTTGAGGCTTCGCGGCGAATGGGTCAACCTCCCTGCGGATGAGGCGGTTGGATTGGCTCTGACTGCGATGGAAGGCCACGAAGCTTTCGCTGATAGTTTGACCTTCGCAGAACATTGGTCGCCTCACTTGGTCCACCTCTACAGCCGAGGCGGCGATCACGCGCTTGCACTGCGACGGCAGGCTAGTGAGGACGCGCTTAGGAGCGGTAGCCCGCAGCCTGTTCCTTCGGGATGGATATACCAAACAGCATAGCTTTTTTGTTTCGGGCTTCGGCCCGGCCCTCGCTCCCCAGGACAGAAACACAAGTGACTGCCCAGCATTGTAGGGGCCTAGTCTGAGCCGTGAGCGAGCGAGGGTAAATATCCTATGGCGAAGCCTCCACTCGGGTATGGCAAGCGCAACCGATACGGACGTATTGAAGGTCGGAAGGGCGTAGAGATACGCAAGCGTCGGTTGGAGCGATCCAATTGGCTGTGCGAAGATTGCCGCGACAAAGGCGAAACAACCGTAGCCACTGAGGTCGATCATATCATCCCGCTTCACAAAGGCGGCACCGATACGGACGACAACACCCGGAACCTGTGCGACCCCTGCCATGAAGCGAAGACGCGGGAAGACATGGGGCATCGACCAAAGCCGACTTTTGGACCTGACGGATGGCCCACCTGATCGGGGGGTGTTCCAAAGTTCAGGGCTTAGGGAGGCGGAAGGCGGTGTGGGGCACTCAAACTAACGCTACTACAGGAATCGTCACGATGGCACGCAAGCAGCGCATAGACAGCAACGCTGCGGCGGTCCGCATCATGCAGGGGTCCACGCGGCAGATACAGCCGCCGAGCCATGTGCCGCTCGAAGACATGGATTGGCCGTTCTTCGAAAACGTGATCGAGGAGTTCGCTCGGTCGGAATGGACCGAACACCAGATCGAACTCGCGGCGATGTTAGCCAGGACGATGGCCCAGCTTGAGCAGGAGCAGCGGACGCTTCGAACCGAAGGCTACATCGCAGTTCGCGAGAACGGGACGACCGTTGAGAATCCGCGTGCTCGGGCAGTCAAATCGCTCACTGGCGATATTCTTTCGTTCCGCCGTTCGCTGAGCCTTCACGCGCGCGCGAAGCAGGGGGAGGCGCGGGACGTTGCCAAGCGGCAGTCTCAGGCGCGAGGAATCGAGACGCAGCTGGATGATGATCTGCTGGCGCGTCCGGCGAGTATGCAATGACACGCGGCGAGCGGGTTTGTGAGTTCATAACACGATTTTGCCGCGTTCCCGAAGGTGCGCAGGTTGGACAGCCGATCGAGTTGGCTGACTTCCAGCGCAAGTTTATCTTGGACGTGTTCGACAATCCGGTCGGCACACGGAGGGCCTACCTTTCGGTCGGACGAAAGAACGGTAAGACCGCACTGATTGCCTGCTTGCTGCTCGCCCATCTTGTTGGGCCGGAGGCGAAGCAGAACGGGCAGATCGTTAGCGGCGCGCTGTCACGGGATCAGGCTGCGCTTGTGTTCGGCCTGGCGGCAAAGATGGTGCAAATGTCGCCGGAGTTATCGAAGATTGTCCGCATCGTGCCGAGCGGCAAGCGATTGCTCGGCCTGACGATGAATACAGAGTTCCGGGCGATGGCGGCGGAAGGTCGGACGGCGCACGGCCTATCGCCGTTCCTGGCGATCTTGGACGAAATGGGCCAGGTCAAAGGCCCGCAAAACGACTTCGTGGATGCGATTACCACGTCACAGGGCGCGCACGAAAACCCGCTGCTGCTGGTCATTTCGACGCAGGCACCGACTGACGCGGACTTGCTGAGCGTTTGGCTGGACGACGCAGAGCGATCCGACGACCCGACGATTGTTAGCCACGTTTACGCGGCTGAAGACGATTGCGACCTGATGGACCGGAAAGCGTGGAAGGCGGCTAATCCGGCGCTGGGCCTGTTCCGCAGCGAGAAGGACGTGGAAGAGCAGGCGCGACAAGCTGAGCGTATGCCGTCGAGCGAAAACACGTTCCGGGTCCTGACGCTAAACCAGCGGCGCAACATGGTGGCGGCATTCGTGTCGCCTGCGGTTTGGAAAGCAGGAAACGACCAAGCGGCGGCGCTTAGCGGACCGGTTTACGGCGGACTCGACCTGTCGGCGACGACCGACTTGACTGCACTGGTGCTGACGAGCCGGATTGATGGGGTTTTGCATGTGCATCCGTTCTTTTGGATGCCCCACGATACGGTGCAGGAAGCAAGCAAAAGGGACCGCGCGCCCTATGACGTATGGGTAAAGCAGGGGTTTCTCCGCACCACGCCAGGCCGTGTCATCGATTACGCCTTCGTCGCGCGGGACATCGCAGAGATCACCGCAGGATTGAGCATTGCGAAGATCGGATTCGACCGCTGGCGGATGGATCGGATGAAGAGCGCTATGGACACAGCGGGGATTGATCTACCGCTGGAGGCATTCGGGCAGGGTTACGTGAGCATGAGTCCGGCGCTCGATGCGCTTGAGGCGGACTTGTTGAAAGAGACCATCCGCCACGGCGGTCATCCGGTGCTGACTATGTGCGCGGCTAATGCAGTCGCGGTTCCCGATCCGGCAGGCAATCGAAAGCTGGACAAGAGCAAAGCGACAGGCCGGATCGACGGAATGGTCGCCTTGGCGATGGCGGAAGGAGTCGAGGCTATGGCGAGCGAAAGCGAAGTCTCGACCGACGACTGGCTTGCGGGGCTGGCCGCGTGAGGTGGTCGCTACGGAAGGCCCTAGGGTTCGAAACAAAGGCGGTCGATTATCCAGCGAACGCGCTTCCTGTTGGGGCGCAGGACGGCGACAATCTTCGTCGCAACGTCATCACCGTTCCGGCCGAGCGGTATGACGCTCACGGTAGCAATCCAATCGGGATTGCCGCGACGTGGGCGTGTGTGAATTTGCTAGCGGGCACCATCGCGAGCCTGCCGTTGATGATTTATCGCAGGGGTGCGGACGGATCGCGGGAAGTCGCGACCGACCATCCGCTCTATTATGTCCTCCACGACAGCCCCAATTTCGACCAAACGGCTGTCGATTTCTGGGAATACATGTGCGCGGCGATCGAGCTGCACGGCAACGCCTACGCAGACCTTGTTCGGCGCGATGGCGGCGGATTGTATTCCATGGTCCCGGTGCGGCCCGATCTGGTCGAGGTTAAGCGCCTAGCCAACGGCGATTTGGAGTATCGCTGGACGGACGAAAACGGCGCTCAGGTGCGCGGACAGCAGGACGTTCTGCACATTCGGGGCTTCAGCGGTGGGCCGCTAGGCGGGGTTTCGACTCTCTCCACCTGCGCGCGGACGTTCCACGCTGCTGGCAGCGCCGAAATGGCCGCATCGAAGATGTTCGACAACGGAGTGATGCCGAGCGGCGTTCTTTCGACTGAGAAAACCCTCACGCCGGAGCAGCGGCAACTCGCCGAGCAACTGCTGACAGAGAAATTCCGTGGCGCAATGAATGCGGGCCGCCCGATGCTGCTCGATAACGCGGTGAAGTGGGAGCAGCTGACGATTTCGCCTGAAGATGCGCAGCTTTTGGAGACGCGCCGCTTCGGCATCGAAGAGATATGTCGAGTGTTTGGGGTTCCCCCGCACATGATCGGACACACCGAGAACAGCACGTCGTGGGGGACAGGCCTGGAACAACAGACGCTTGGATTTCAGAAATTCACTCTGCGCCGCCGTCTGAAGCGTATTGAGCAGGCGCTGGAAAAGCAGCTTCGTACCCCTGCTGACAGGGCTGCGGGCATCTCCATTGAGTTCAACTTGGAAGGCTTGCTTCGCGGTGACAGCGAAGGTCGAGCCAGTTTCTACAACACGATGACGCAGATCGGCGCGATGACGATCAACGAGGTTCGCGCTTTAGAGAACCTGCCGCCAGTAGAAGGCGGCGATACTCCCCGAATGCAGATGCAGAACGTGCCGATCACGGCGGCGGAAGGAATGACCGATGCAGCGTAGCGCCTTCACTTGGGACGTTAAGGGAATAGACGAGTCTGGCTATATCGAAGGGCTCGCTGCTGGTTACGGTAACGTGGACTTTGGCGGTGACCGCATCCTTCCTGGCGCGTTCTCAAAATCGTTGGAGGGGCGGAGCGGCGTGCCGATGTTGCTGTTTCACGATCAGCAGCGCCCGGTCGGCAAGTGGGCTGAGTTTTCGGAGACGGAAGACGGGTTGCTCGCCAAGGGTAAGATCAGCACGAAGACACGTGACGGCGGTGAAGCATACGAGCTTGCCAAAGACGGAGCGCTGGCGGGCTTGTCGATCGGATACGAGCCGACCGTGAAACGAATGGCGGGCAAGGTTCGCGAGTTGGTCGAGTTGATGCTGCACGAAGTTTCGCTCGTCAGCATCGGCATGAATCCGAAAGCCGTGATCTCCGGCGTGAAAGAAATCGAAGATTCTCGCAATCGATTGGCAGCCGGGGAACGGCTGAGCGAACGCGAGTGGGAGAGGTTGCTGAAGGAGAACTTCGGCCTCTCGAATGCGGAAGCGGAGCGCGCGGTGCGCATCCACGATCTGCGAATTGGTCAGGGGGAGCCTGACACACCCGAAACGGACCCGGAAGCCGCCCTGTGGGCCGCCATGGGCGCTGCGACACAAGCGGGCGAATAGGCCCCATTCCAAGGAAAAACGACATGACGACTGAAACAAAGTCGGTGGCCGAACTGGCCGCCGAAGCCAAAGCTGCGTTCGAAAAGAGCGTTGCTGATGTGAAGGCCCTGGCCGATGAAGCTCTGGGTAAGGCCAAGCATAGCGAAGAGTTGGGCCAGTCTGCCAAGGACGAAATCGACGCAGCCTTGACCGGCATGAACGAAGTGAAGGCTCGCATGGACGAGCTGGAGCAGAAGGCGGCGCGTGGCGGTTCGGAGCGTGAAGCCCCGAAGACGGCGGGCGAACTGTTCACCGAGGCGGAGGAATACAAGGCCTTTACCAGCGGCAACATCATGCCTGGCAAGTCTGTTGGCGTCGAAATGAAGGCGATTACCTCGCTGACGACTGATGCTGCTGGATCTGCTGGCGATCTGGTTCGCACTGAGCGCGTCCAAGGCATGATGCAGATGATCCCGGATCGTCGCATGACTGTGCGCGATCTGCTGGCCCCCGGCACGACCAATTCGAACGCGATCGAATACGTGCAGGAAACTGGCTTCACGAATGCGGCCGCAATGGTTGCGGAAGGGACTGCGAAGCCGGAATCGAGCCTGAAGTTCGACCTGAAGAACGCACCGGTCCGCAAGATCGCGCACTGGATGCTGGCTTCGTCGGAAATCCTCGCGGATGCCGCTGGCCTGCGTTCGATGATCGACTATCGCCTGCGCTATGGCCTCGCGTTCGTCGAAGAGAACCAGCTTCTTAATGGCGACGGCACCGGCCAGAACCTGAATGGTCTGATCCCGCAGGCGACTGCGTATTCGGCTCCGTTCACCCCTACGGCGGCGACTGCCATCGACACCATGCGCTTGGCGCAACTTCAGGCCGCTCTCGCCGAATACCCAGCGACCGGCCATGTGATGCACCCGACCGATTGGGCGCGGATCGAACTGACGAAGGACGCGGAAGGCCGTTACATCATCGGCAACCCGCAGGGTACGACCGCGCCTACCCTCTGGGGTCTGCCGGTTGTCGCCACGCAGGCAATCGCGATCGACAAGTTCCTGACCGGTGCTTTCCGTGGCGCTGCGCAGGTGTTCGATCGGATGCAGGCGACCGTCCTGGCTTCGACCGAGGATAGCGACAACTTCCGCAAAAACCTCGTCACTATCCTCGCTGAAGAGCGCTTGGCTCTCGCGGTCTATCGCCCTGAAGCGTTCGTCTACGGCGACTTGGGCTTCGTGGCCTGATGATTGGGGCGGGGCTTTAGAGTTCCGCCCCTTTTCATTTTGGGAGAATGACGATGGCGAAAACTGAATACGAAGTTCTGCGCCGCCACGTTGGCGACAAGGATTACTACCCTGGCGACACTCGAACGGCTGACAGCGTGGACGTTGGCCACCTGATCGGCACGGTGCTGAAGGAAAAGGCCGCGCCGAAGCCTAAGGGCAAGAAGTCCTAACCCATGATCGACCTCACCCTCGCCAAGCAGCATCTGCGCATTGACCACGACGAAGAAGACACGCTGGTCGCGCAGTATCTGGCGGCGGCAATCGCATGGGTCGAGAATCACACTGGCAAGCTGCTGACTCGTCGTGAAGTAACGCAGGACGAAAGCGCCTTTTTCTCTTACCTGCCTTTGTTCTACGGCCCGAACCCGGCGAACCTGACGATCGATTATACGGGTGCTGACGATAGCGGCGGTTCCATCGCAGACGCGCGGATCGTTCGCGATCGGGTCTATCCCGCTTCCTCGTGGCCTAACATGGCCGAGAACACGCCTGTCGTGCTGACTTACACGGCGGGTTACACCGACACCCCTGCGGACCTCGACAGCGCCGTTCTGGTGCATCTTCGAGCGCAGTATGACGAATGGCGCACCGGAGAGAGCGATAGCGCCGCGATGATGGCTGTAGAGTCTCTCTGCCGTCCCTATCGGAGTTTGCAGGTGTGAAGGCTGGAGAACTTCGCGAGCGCATCGTGATCCAGCGACACGGTGAGCCTACTGACAACGGAATTGAGACGGTCCCCGGTGCGCTTGAAACCTATTGTGAGCGTCGAGCGAAATGGAAAGCGGCCCGTCCCGGCGAGGTATTCGAAAACCTAGGGCGCGAGGCGAAAGCATCCGGCACGTTCTGGGTTAGGTTCGATACGAAAACAGCGGGCATTCTCGCAACCGACAAGCTGGTTTGGAAGCGTTCGGTCGGGGATCGCAAGTTCGACATCGTGGGTGTGGAGGAAACCGCACACCGCGAGGAAATTCAGATCGTCGTGACCGCAGACGATGAAGGTTGAGTTCAAGGGCGGCAAAGAGCTTGAGGCCGCGTTGAAGGAGTTGGACATATCGCAGGCCCGCAAGAAGGGCATCGCACGCCGAGCGCTTGATAAGGCCGCGGTTCCGATTCGCGACGAATGGAAGCGCGGCGTCGATAAGGTCAGCGGAGATTTGGAGCGATCAATTAAGATCGGCAACCGCGCACAGACACGCGCAACTCGCAAATTCCGGCGAGGTCCGGGGCAGGATATTGTCGAGCGCTATGTGGGGATCGACGCAAGCGAAGCGCCAGACGGGCGGCTTCCCATCTACGCGACGATCGAAGAGTTCGGTGACGAGGACCAGGCTGCCAATCCGGCCGGGCGGCGGGCATTCGAAACGCAGAAAATGACCGCGTTCAATATGATCGGGGACCTACTCTGGGCCGAGATTAGCAAGGTCGGGAAGCGGGGTTAAAATATGGCCTTCAAAGCTGCCCTTCGCGCTCACCTGAAAGCAATCACGCCGGAAGTTCACTGGGTGGTTCGCCCACAAAATACGCCGCTTCCTGCTATCGTTCTGCAAACGATCAACGAGACTGTCGAGCGCGATATGGACGGGGCAACCGGCAACGCTTCGGGCCGAGTGCAGATCAGTTGCTTCGCGAATAGTCACACCGCAGCCGAGACGCTGAAAGACGACGTTCTGGCGGCGATTGAGGGAAGCTTCACCGTGGGAGACACGGTTATCACACTTCAGGGCGAGCCGGATTGGTTCGACCGGGGAACGAACACGGCCACCGGCTATGTTCACAACTGCCTCGTGGAAGCGAGGTTCTACCACAACGGCTGAATAGGCCGAAAAGATTGAACCATGGGTCGCCTTTGCGGCCCTTTTTT